CCTTTGCAAGTATATGGATCTTCTAGTGCGGCGACGCCCATAGTAGCACCGACTTGGCAATGGGTTGTAGATAATGGGATTTCTAGACGACTGCCGGTAATGATAACAATAGCCGACGCCAACTCAATAGCAGAGCCACGGGATGGGGTGAGTTTGCAAAGTTTTGTACCGATCGCGTGTAAAATTTTGTAACCATATATAAATAACCCGACCGAAATACCGGCGCCACCGAGAGCTAAAAACCAATAGGCGTCGGAACCGAAATCGTTATCTTTAGTCACGGTCCCATTTTTGGAAATAATGTAAATGGCCATGAATGGACCGATTGCATTGGCGACATCGTTCGCGCCATGACTAAAGGAATCACAAATGGCCGTGAATATTTGAATACTTTTGAAGAATTCTTCTGTTTTCGGTTCAAATATCTCGGCTTCTTCGTGAATTTTTGCTACGATTTCATCTTCTTGAATAATGTTGTCAATATCGAATTTTAAAGAGTCATTAACGTATTTGACAAGTTCATTACATGCGCTGTGTTTTTTATTATCTTCAGTTTCTGGTGAAACATCGGGGTCAGTGTTTTGATTATTTTCTAGTTCTTCTGCTATAACTTTATTGTTATTGATGGCATTCTCTGCTTTCTGAGAAATGGACGGTAAGAATGGAATAATTGCTAATCCACTGGCACCACCAATACCAAATGCCCAAGCACAAGCAACATTTAGTGGAGTTTCATCTAAGTCTAGTCCTTTTGCGCCTTTGTAAATAATGAAAAATGCATTTAGTGAAACAGTACCACCAACAAGGACTGGGAATAAATACTTTGTTCGTGTGAAACTATGTTGAGAACGCATAATAACTTGACGAATAATTCCATAAAGGGTGCTAGAAATTACAGCAGAAAAAAGAGGTGAAATTATCCATGATAATACTATACCAGCTACACCCCCTACGTATGGAAATAGTTCCCTTTCTTCATACCAAACAACACAACCAGAGCCTTTCAAAACCATTGTCATACCAATCATACCACCTACACACGAATGGGTAGTTGAAACGGGCATTTCGTATTTAGATGCAATGAATAACCATAATCCGACGGCGAGACACACACTCATACAACCATACATCAATGGTCCTGGATCGTTTTCGAAACATTCATAATCTGCAATACCTTTTCTGATTGTTTTTGATACATGGCTTCCCATAAAGATGGCTCCACCGGTTTCGAATACTGAAGCGAGTACAACAGCTTGTTTAATAGTGAGAGCCTTCGAACCGACTGCCGTGGCGTAAGCGTTCGCTACATCATTAGCACCAATTCCCATGGCCGCGATAAAAGAAAATAAACCACCAGCAATTACAATACCTTGATAATACATATAATTATATTATACACAAAATCTTTATATCTATATTGTGTATATTCAATAGTATTCAATCAATATCAATGTGTTGCAGTGTAGTTGAATTAAGAATATACCCCAATGATCGGTAGAGAAAGTATGTGAATAAGACTGATTCAATATGACTCTCGGTGAATTGAATAATATTGAATTTACCTTCGTTGTTTAAATGGTCTGTAACAATATCACTAACAAGTGGACTACTTTTCAATACAATATTAGCATCTATTGTATGACTTTTTTTGAATTTTAGGTATTTGAAACGAAAGCATCTTTGGATTTTTCTACAAACTGTTCTGTAAGTAGTTGAAATATACATATTGTATATAGATTCACGTTTCTATATATAATATTGTGAAATATTAAAAAAGAAGAGAATAATTTCAATTTTTAGAGTCAGTGTACGAAATGTTTGTTCATTAAACCTTGTAAATTAAAGTATGTTACTTCCGTTGTGTTATCCACTCCTAAAAGTTTTTTTAGTTTCTCATCAGGTAGAATAATTTTTTTGTTCTCTGCGAATTGGAGTTGGTTTTCTTTAATATATTGAATGAGATATTGGGTTACTTCAGTTCTAGCGATTTGTGTACCAGTGTCCCTACCCATAAATTTACATAATTCATTAGAAACATCCGATGGTTTTGCAAAACCAGATGGTTTACGATTCCCTTTCGTTTTTGGTTTTTTGTTTGTTTTTTCAATATTTTTGAGTTGTTTTTTCATATCCTTTTCTAAAATTTTTAAGTGCGAGTTCAATCCACTAATGGCTTGTTTAAGTCCAGTTAGCATTAAATAAATATTAGCGAAATGCGCATCTAGCCCTTGTTCAATCGGTACTACTTCATTGGCAAGTTGTTTGTTTTCTAATACGGTTTGTTCCTGTTTAACTTCTTCACTAATATCTACTGTTGAAATTGTATTTTTTGTCTTTGGTTGTCTAGGCATTATATATTTATTATATTTCATTTCTTTATATAATATTTTTATCAATTACTGTTCTTCTACAACAGTTTCAGAAACTTTTCTGTTACCACGCTTGACATTGTTTCCGGGTTTTTTCATAGACATGTTATTGCGTGTTTCACACATTAGATCACCACCATTGATACCTGTTACACGGTCGGCTTGAAACTTATGTTTCTCATCTTTGGTTTCGGTGATTACGAAATCGACATATTCACCTTGAATGAGATATTTGTATTGTTCGGCGGAGCATTTTAGCGAACTATGATGTACGAAAATATCTTCATTCTTATTTTGTTCGGAGATGACTGTAATGAAACCATATCCGGCGCGACTATTAAACCATTTAACTTTTCCTTGTACTGTTTCTGACGCCATTAAATTTATAATATAATAAAATTATTATCTTTAAGTAGATTGCTTACATAAATGTTGAAATTGTGGTATAGGTATTTAGTACCAGTATTTATTAATGTAAAGGTTCTATATAAAGCTAAGTTTGTGTCTGTTTCACACATAAAAATCCACACGTAATTCCAAGTAACCTATTTTCTTTAATTTTATAATGGTAGGGTGCGTAGACGTTTATTTTGAAAAAAAAAATAATATGGTTATAATGTATAAATATGAAAAATTATATTAGACAAATTAATCCACAAAGAAAAAGTAATTTGCGTGGTCTCTTTAAGGTCCTCTCGAAATCTATCAAGAAACATAGCGGTAGCATTCATAAAATGGGCTTGTTGAAACGCTCTTCACACTGCAGGGGGGCTTCTAAAAAAGTTTGTGGGAAAAAAAGAGATTGTAAATATGTTTTGAAAACAAAAAAACAAAAAGGTCATTGCCGTCCTAAAAGAAATATGTCACACACGGTTAAAAAGTTTTTAAAAATGTAATTGCTATTATTAAGGGTTAAAACAATATTTAATTAATATAAAATATTGTTCTATTATTTGACAGTGTTGATAACTAATCAATATCAAGTTTAGGCGCTAGAAAGAAGTTCAGTTCGGATTTACACGTATTCAAATCCTCGTTTTCATAATCATCCAATTTGTATGATAGTTTCATTGGTTTGTTATCACTGAATGATAAATACACATTGTTGTTTACTTTTTCGAATGAACAAAAATTGCTAAACATCTTAATACCATATGATACTTTAAGATCTATTTGTTCTACACAACTATATTCATCCACATACTCAGAATCTTCATTACTATCGTATAAAATGCACATAAGTTTTCCGTCTACATCCGATGCATGAAACTGTATAAATGTTTCATTACAATGAATGTTAAGAGCGTTTCCAAATGTAGTCAATTTATCTACAAGACTTGCTAGAGTTTTCGATTTCATTGAAAATTCAACGTCATAATCGAATGGTGTAATGTTCAAATTGGTACAGACTTCATCCATCAGTGGTATTTGCAATTCTTTTTTGAAATCTGTTTCGGATTTGAATACAATGTATAAATTGTCGTCATCTGGATTAAGAGTAATTGTAATCGCTTCTTTTTCTGCATGAATCCCAAATACTTTTGATAGAATATTACAACTCATGTTTATAGTTAGATCATTGGACATATTTACTGTGTACTCTGTAAACCAATCTTGGTGTAGTTTTAATTCAAATATCGCTGACTTAGAGTTTTCTATGCCTTGAATGTAAATATTGTCTGGATAAAACTGAATAGACACGTATTCTGCAATAAGATGCATGTTCTTAAAAATTTTTACAAAAGAAGTCGCCTTTTGTTCATCTTTAATATTTAATTCCATTAATAAAGTATAATAATTACATAGGTTTAATTCAATTTTTATATTAATTCGAGTCGAGTAATTGAGGTGTAATTTCAGTGGGTTCTACCTTTTCCACATTTTCAAATTCTACCATATTTTTTATTTTGTTTATGTAGCTATCGTGTAGTTGCAATACTAGGTTCATTTTACCAATAGACAACTCTAAACGTTCTTGTTTGATGGACATTTCTTCCAACGTTCGTTTAATATCTTGGACGGTGTTAGTAGTTTCATTGGGATTTGAGTCGTTTGAAAATTTTGTCTTTAAAACGTTTTCTAATACTTGTATTTTATTACTTAAAAAATAAATAGATTCTTTCATTCCGAGAATAGGAATGTTTTCGGTTGCGAAATCATTATTTGATTTGTTTTCTTCGCGAATAACTTTTTCTTGGGTCGCTCTTTCTTGAACTTTGGGTTGTGCGCTTCGTCGACGTCTAGCGGAACTATTTGATACTGCACTGCTCATAATATAATTCTTAAATATAATAATTCAAATTCATGTACGCATTTTCATAATGACTTTATCATTTGATATATAATTTTCAATACTAAAATCTTCAATCACGTAATCGTCTATGTTATCACGTTTTTGTGAAATATAGAGATTAGGAAATGGGTGTATTTGGTTTTTTATTTGTGTATTTAATGTTTCTATATGGTCGTCGTATATATGAACATTTCCCATGAAATATACGAATTCATCTGGCTCTAAATCACAATGTTTTGCGATGATATGTGTTAAAGTACAGTACGATAGTATGTTAAATGGGACACCTAAACCAACATCGCAACTGCGTTGATATAAAGCACAACTTAGTTTGTTGTTGATAACATTGAATTGTGCCAATACGTGACATGGTGGCAGTGCCATTTCTTTTAGTTGACATGGGTTCCATGCGCTCATTATCAGACGCCTAGAGTATCGTTTTTCACCATCTTTTAGGCATGTGATTATTTCGTTGAGTTGATCAATGCCTTCGCCATCATAATTAGCATGACAACTGGTGTATGGTGCATTAAAATGTCGCCATTGGTGACCGTATACGGGCCCCAAGTCGTCTTCATCGCGGTCGGTCAGTCCGATGGAATCTAAATATTCTCTACTACCATTTTGATTCCAGATGTTGACTTTATCATCTTTAAGGAGTTTGTTGTTTGTTTTTCCTTTAATAAACCATAATAATTCTTTTAGGCAAGTTCTCCATGCCATTTTTTTTGAAGTTAATAGAGGAATTTTGTTATCTTTTAAGGAGAATCTCATTGTTCTTCCGAATACTGTTAGTGTGTTCCCGTTTCGACCTTCTATTGAGTGTCCGTTTTCAATGATGTCTTTGATTAGATCTAAGTATTGTTGTTCGCCCATAAATATATAGAAGGGTTTTTTTTATATCTGTCTAATATAATATGAGCGATAACGACGACATTCCGGATATTACAAAACCAGAACAAGGATTTATTTCCCATGTATTTAATTTCGATACAAAATCAAAACATGAAATTATGAATACGATTCAATACTCGGTTTTAGCCGTTTTACCTGTCGTATTATTAAATAAAACTATTCAACGATTGATACCTGAAGCCGATGAAAATAAGGCCTCTTTAGAAATTATGTTCGAAGTAATTGCCCAATTGGGTATCATATTTATAGGTATATTTTTGATCCATAGAATTATCACATACTTTCCAACATATAGCGAATCAAAATACGATTCGTTTTCTATTATAAATTGTGTGGTTTCGTTTTTAATAATCATATTAAGTTTACAAACAAAATTGGGTGAAAAGATGAATATAATGACGGACAGGTTTTTACACTTGATTCAGGGAAATCCTGCGCAATCACAATCAAGTGAAACCAATGAACTATCCGAATATTCGGTACCAGTTATAAATGAACCTCAATCAAAACAACCTACCGAAGAGTCCCGAATTCCTAATGCGAACATGTTTCAAGATATGGGAGCACCCGCGGCTGCCAATGATGCTTTAGGTGGAGTATTCGGATCCTCGTTTTAGACTTGTACTTTTGTCACAACGATTGTATTTTTTTTAAAAAATCAAGAGAGTAAACTATATTTCATATTGTTTTTTTGAGTAGTGTTGTTTGGTGGAATTTTAAGGGTGTTGGTGACAAAAAAGAAGGTTCAGTATATTATTTTACTATTATTTTATTCTTATAATGTATATAATGAGACATTATAATAAAACACGTGGTAAACCAAAACGAAAGATTAGACACATTACGCGTAAAATAAGAAAGGGAAAAAAAACAAGAAAGTTTTTAATTAAAAAAAAGGGCTTAAGAAAAATAATACGTAAACTTACCAAAAAAATTTTGCAGAGAGGAGGTCGCGCGCTTACAAAGAGAGAAGCGAGGCTGATTGGGGAATTTCTTGAAACGGCACAAAAAAACCAAGGTATGGTAACCGAAGAGGGTGGTAAACTTAAATTTACTAAAGAAGCTGAAGACATATTAGAACGAATACACGTCACCGACGGCGCCAAACTCAATGACGAGCTCGCCGCCGGTATCCGGGGATTCGAC